GAATAAGTCAGGGCCACCATAGGGCCCGAAAAGAAAAACTAGGAAATGCATCAAAACCCGAACTGGGAAAAATGCTAAATGAGGTTGCCCAACATCTGGGCGAGGTTGGCGACCTGGTCGACAAACGGAGCTGCCTGTGTGGCAGCCCCGCCGGCCTTTGAGAGCCAGCCGCCGAAGCGGCCGCCAATGGCGCCGCCTGCGGCCTTCAACCCGCCACCGAACAACTTCGTGAGGGCCGTGGCGATGTGATCGGGGTTCTCGGTGAACTGCACCTCAGGCCCGATGCGCCACAGAAACTCCTCAGCGGCATCCGCCTGCGCAGCAGTGTAAGGGCACTCCGCCGTATCACGCGTCTTATCGGAAGTGGTATACTCAAACCCGGTTGCCACTGCAAACTGAAGGTTAGTCACGACCGTCGGGTCGGTCGTCCAAGCCACGCCGACCCAACCCAAATCGCGCAGCGACGACCTCGCCTGAAGCAGGTTATTGCTCCGGTCCACAGACAACGCGTTGTGAAACCCGTGGGTCTGCTGATCATCAGGCTTCACCCAGGCCGCCCATCCATTGACCATGTCCATTTGCTTGAAGTCCGGATACTCGGTCATGCGGGTGACACCAAGGTCCCCGGTGACGCTTAGCTCAGCACTAATGCCAATAAACGACAGCCAATTCACGTCGCTCTCGAACTGCCGCAAGTAGACAGCGCCGTTGCGTTGCAAGTTCTGCCCGATCTGCGTGGCGGTGATCTGACTGCCCGTTGCCTTGATGTCGGTAAACTGAGACGTGATCGCATTCGCGATGGACGGGGAGCAGTGATGTTCCAAAAAATCACACGACAGCGTCCCAGGCGGGAACACACTGTCGTCGCCCAGCAAGCTCAGGGACATACTGGCGCTCGTACCGGCAGTGCCGAAGGAAGACACCTGCACCTGAAGCGCCAGCCTGTAGTAGCCAGGTTGCGTGAAACTGAAGGTGCTGGTGAACGGCGTAAGCGTAGTCACGACCAGGGGCTGCGCACTGATGCCGATTTCGGCGCCATTGTCCCAACGGAAGTACTGGAAATTGAGGGCAACCACTGGGGTCATCCAATCCGAGCTAAGCGCAAAGGTCGTCGACGCCATTAGGCCCGGCTGCGCATAGAAGTACGTCTTGGCCCCAGCCTGCAGCCGGTCTACAAAGGCGGGGGTAAAAGCACCGAACGGCTTCTGAGTGTTCTCTGCCAGCCAGTAGGCCAGGTTGACCTCAAATGTCGTATTCGTCCCGGCCCCGTACTCACCCAACGGCAGGTACATCGCAGGCTGGGCAGTCGCCGCGCCCTCAAGCACCTCAGGGTTCTGCGTGACGATGTTGGCCAAATAGCTAATTGTGTTGAGATCGGCCAGCAACGACCCATGAGTGACAAAACGCAGGGCGCACAACGGGTCGCGGGAAAGCACGGCGAAGCCCTCCTGCGGGGAAATGAAACCCGCATTCGTGGCGATTTGCGCGGGCTGAACACTACTCCAAGGGTACACGTCGGTAACCTTCGACACGGCCGTCGGCACCGGGGCTGACCCGAGTGGCAAGCGCACATCGCCAAACCGACCCGGAATCATGAAGGCTTCGGCAATGCGCTTGTACGGCTGCACGGTGAGGGATTTGCCCTCACGCTGCCGCCCGGGTTGCTGCCGTGGCCCACGCTTCACAACCCCACGTGAGCGTGGCTGCGGCTTCTGCTTCGGCTCCGGCCGCGCCTGGGCGCGAGCGGGGCGTTTACGCTGAGCCGGCCGCTGCTTGGCACGGACCGTACGCGCTTTGCCAGTCATGGTAGCGGGCACCACTTTGACCTCCACTTTCTCGGCTTTGTCTCCGAAGATACGCGCAAGATCGCCGGCCGCTAGAATGACGGTCCTTGACACGTGATCAGAAACGTCTTGGTCACACGATGGGCACACGGCGGTGACGCCACGGACCCAGATACGTCCGCATGCGCAGCACCCGACGTACGGCTCCACGTGGTCAGCTGACCCGTACGGCACAGCCTTCGGGCGCCCCTGGCACTCCTTCATGAGCGCCTTAACTCTGCCAAACGGTAGCGCCAACTCGTCGGCCGGGTCCCAGAACATTGGCCCAATGCTCGGCCAACCAGCCGGCACAAGCAGTCCCTTCGGACGCTGCTTCCCAAACTTGTGCACAGTAAAGTGCCCTGAGTCCTGGGTATCGGCCACGAACAGCTCGGTACGCTGGGGCCGAACCCGCGCGCGTTCCGCCGTAAGTTGCCCCATGATATTGCGTTGCATATTCACAAGCTAGCTGCAAAACAGGATATTTTTGGTTTTTCTGTCCTCCACAAGTAATCGTACACACTATGAACACTGCCAACCCGCCCGGCTGCAAAGGCACCCGGGCACGATCACTTGACCAGCGGCAGCGCCACATAACTGGGCACTGCATAGCAACGCAATGGCAGCTCTCTTTGAGCAGCCTCCATCGACAGCCGGCCGAACGCGATCAGATTGCTCATGCGCGTCTGGACGAGTGCCGGCTGTTCCGCGTAGTATTCGGCCTCGGCCGCAGACACGCCCCAGAAGTCGTCAGCCCACGTCATGGTCATATCCGACCACGCCAACATAAACTCCTTCCAGTGGGCTTTTGACGCCATAACCTGCGCATAATTCTTGCACAGGATCTTCTTCTCAGCGACCCGCGAATTGTAGGCCGCCGTACCGTTGGCGAAAATGTGGTGAAAGAATTCACCCACGCCGGTGTCACGCCGGATATTCAGCTTGAGGGGAGCATCGAAAGCAGTCCGAGCCCAATCGAAGTTGAACAACACCTTCGGGTCAACTCGGCACGCAATCAGGGAGTCGTCCCCTCCGAACATGCACCGGACGACCTGGTGAAACCAGGCCTGGCCGTACAGCCCGGCCTCGCCCATGATGGCGAAGACCGCCATCAACAGAACGGTGTTCGCGTCGAACGTATCAGGGCCACCGCTGTTGCGGATCCCGTGTGACAGATACTTCGCATAACGGGAGACGACCCAGGCACCGTTCTGGTACTCGAAGTAACTCCGCAACGCGTCCGGGCTGTCGTTGAGCAGATTCCAGACCGCGTTGACCGTCGCGTGGGTCGCCTTGGTTTGCGAGGCGTCAAACTCAACGACGTCCGCCTCGACGATGTACGGAAACACCTCGCCGGGGCTGGTCCATCTCGCGCCCAGCTCCTTGATGCTGGCGCGGGTGGCGTAGATCACGTTGTCCTTGAAGACCGCGCGGAAATTCGCCGTGATGGCCCGAATGACCGGGCCATAAATGAGATTGATCAGCTTGCTCATGGCCGCAATGGGCTGGCCAGCCTTTGGCTCAAAGGTCGCCTCGACCGACTTGGGCTTGATCTGCGACTTGAGATGCAGCCGGAGCGATGCGGACAGGGCAGCATTGGCCTCGGCGATTGTGGCACGCTCGTTGTCCTCTGTCCAAGGCGAAATTGCCGCCAGGAACTCATTGCGCACTGACGCCTCGACGTACTCGGCCACAGGCATAGCCCAAAACGCGGCGAGTTTCGCCGGATCGATAAACGCCCGTTTGAACGCAGCACGCACCCGGTCCACCTGATACGGTTGGTAAGCCCCATGCAGCTGCCGCACGCGCCGGTTAGCAAGCTGCCGTGCTACCACGGTCAGAGCTAGCTGCTCACCGGTGCCGGAATGCATCCGGTTCCCCGGAATGGTGTCCGTGACCAGCAGCAGGTGCCGGACCGCCCCGGTGTACCCCGCCGTCCGCAACGTCACGTCCACCGCCGCCGGCTCAGGCAGGTTCGACACGTGCTGCCAAAGGTTCCCATCGGGCAGCCTTGGTTGGTCGACCAGGGCGAAACAGAACTGGGCCGGATACGGCGGCGGCGCAGCTTTCAGCCGGTGGTCATAGAACACGGTCGGCTCCCGCGCACCGGGGTGAATGATCTCATAGGCGGCCGTGGCCGGGTGGTCCCGGTCAACGAGGCGAAGGTACTCGCCGCCAACGTGCCGCGACAGCGCCTTCACGAGGGGCGCCACTACCGCGCTAAACGCAATAGCCCGAGGCACCAGATCTGGCTCGATGATAAACACCAGGCCGTACTGGTGGCGCGTCAGAGCAACGTAAAGTGACCCGGGCAGCCCGAACTCTGGCTCTTGAAACATCCGTACCAACTGCTCGTCCACAATGATCCCAGTGTACGGGGTAGTGGACCCTTGAGCCGCAAGGAAGGACTTGATCGGCGGCCACTCATACTGGTCGCTGTACTTCTCCGAACGCATGGACGCAATGACCTGAATCTTTGCGCGCAAGGCCGGGTCCAACGCCATGAACTCGGCCCGGGTGAACACGTGCACCGAAGTGCCGCGCTCACACTTCGACTGCCCAGCCATCGGCGAAGTCACTTTGCACAGGCGAGTGAGCGCGTGTGCCGTGTCCGGCCCGAACCGATAGGTCGGCCCAAGCGTCAGGGCTTTCGCGAGCAACGCAGGGTACCCCGGCACATCCGCCAGCCTGGAAGGCGAGCCGTCCTCCATGCGGTTATAGAACTGATTGACGTCAAGCCGCATCTGATCGTCGTCGCCCAGCACGACAAGCGTGGCCGCCGGGTGAAACTCGGCCAGCGCCGCCATGTGGGCGGCAAGATATGTCGGGTACTCATCGATGACCACCCACTCGATCGTGGACGGGAATGCCGGGACGTTGCGCACCCCCTTCTGGTCGGTGACATACGCCACGATGTGAGTCTTCGCATACACGCCGGGCCCAGTGTCGCGCGATCGGTCGCCAGTCATGCTGGCATACTCGCCCAAAAACGAGTCCAGCGATGACTTCGACGCCGCGCAATACATGACCTTTCCGGGGCCGCGTTCAGCGAGGACGCGAAGCGCAAACTCGCACGCCGCACGGGTCTTGCCGGCGCCAGGCAGAGCCTGCAGCATCGCCATCTTGACGGTACGACACGGCCGGTCCTGCTTCAGGGTGGACAGCACAGCGGCCGCCTCCAAGGACTTGCCCTCACGACTGAGCGTCGCATAGTCGGGCCCTTCCAGCATATGGTCGAAACGAGTCAGGATCGTCTTGAGTTGCACAGAGAGCTCGCGCTGAGTGCCGGGGTACAGCCGCATGTCGCAGACGGCAGCCTTGAACCCTGCCATGGTGACCGCAAGTGTTGACGCCTTCGAGAGCGCAAGCGGCATGTGAGGATGGGGCCGGAACCGGGCATGCGAATTGCCCGGATCGAGCAGAATGTCCCCGAAGGCCTTGTCGCCGGCAGTGCCGGTCAACTCTGCCTGGTTCTCGTCGTACACACGCACACCGTGGGTCCGGCCGGCCGCGACGAGCTCGGACAGGCCCATGAACTTGAGCCCAAGCAACGGGCTACCAACGATGTGCGTGCCCATGCCGTGCCCATGAATTGCAAACGACAGAGCAGAGACGGCGCACTCGCCGAACAGCCCAGGCATATCCCACACACCAGTCACCGAAGTGCCAGGCTCCAGCCAGACGAACCACGTCGGGTTCGATGTGCTAGTCCTGTAGTACGGCCGTGCCGCGAACTCGCCCGCAGGTTTTTCGGCGGTGATGAACACAGTCGGCATCGTCACTCCAGAAACCGGCAGGCCTCGCTTCAGCCAAACGATGGCCCAAGTCGGGTCCCCAGGGCGCCCGAGATAGCGGAGCTCAAACTGCCGGGCAGACTCGCCCGTGACCGGATGAGACACCCGACAAGCGCCAGGCTCTTGCGGGCACGCCTGCAGCAGGGCCGCCATCATGCCGCGTGTCACCGTAAGGGTAGAAGCCTCGTGCAAGGCGGCCACTGGTCGGGGCAACGAAGCCTCATACTCGGGCGTGAACGCGGGGGGCCGGCCCTCAGGCGGCCCTGGTGACGGAGGCGGCGCGGACGGAACAGGCGGCAACGCCCGCCCCGGGACAGTACGCCGGGGCCTCACGGGGTTGCGATCGCCGCCAACATGGTCCGGAGGCGCATCAGCAGGCGCTTGCGGGCCGGTGTCAACCGCATCCGGCGCCGCCAGCCAGAACAGGTTGTCAGGGTCCACGTCGAAGACGTTGACACGTTGATAGTCGTGCCACTCCTCCGCCCTCGACTCGAAGGCCCGGGTCAGGTGCTCCGACAGTGTGTACGTCTCCTCCACACCAGAAGAGTAGCCGTCTACAACGTACTGGTGCACGTCAACCGAGTCCTCGGATGACTCGCCGCCTGAGGAGGCACTCAGGGACACGGCCTCATCAGACTCGGATGCCGGAGGACCGCCACGGGCTGGCACCTCCCCCCCCACGACCAGCCCCACGTCAACCACGTCAGGGTCTGCCACCGGCAGCTCAGGAGCTACCGGCGCAGGTGGAGCCGGCAACACGGGTGGAGGGCCTGCCACAGCGTCCCGGTAAAGGGCGCAGTGCTGGCCACCCATCCCGTACAAGGCGGCCACGCGGTCGACTCGCAGACGCACCAACTCTCGGTGCTGCAGCGCCGCTGCCGCAGCAACATGCGCGTCCCATGCCGTAGGCTGCCACCGCCCGAGCGACACAGTTGCACGGCTCCACAGGGCGCGCCAATCCGCCCACGTTGCGCGCCCACCAGTCGGGCCGGCACCCCAAACGAACCAACGCGCCTCCAGGGTGACGGCCAGACGCCCGGCCAGGGTGAGCAAGATCAGGCTGACTGCCAGCTCGGGCAGCACCGCACGGACCGCCCAACGAGCCACGAAGGCCAGGGCCAGCAGCAGCGCCACAGCGACAGGAGCCGCGACGGGCGCGGCAGCCGCAACATAGGCCGCCGTGGCGGCGGCACGTAACGGAGCCGCCCACGGCGCCTCATCCGGGCTCGTGATCTCGAGCGGGGCCCACACACGCCGTGCCCGCAACTGGGAGTACGCAGCCTCGAACAGGCAGGCGGCCACCAGCGCCCACTCAGCCCACCACGGAGCCTCGACCCACCAGCCGAGGCATAGGGCGCACAAGATCAGGAACAGCGCAACGGCAGGGGCCCGCGTGAGAGCCATGCCCAGCGCGTCCCGACACGCACCATTGACCCCGTCGCCCTCGACCACGACGAATACCTCGGAGGTGGGCAGGTCGGGGCCGTGGCCGGTGATGGCCATGCGGATTGCGGGGTGGCGCCCCGCGACGGTCTCGACGTACGCGTGAGCAAACGGCGTGTTCAGCTTGACCACAGCCCGCCCTGACACAGCCTGGACACGGTCAGCCACCGAATCCAACCACATCAGCTGCAGGCAGCAGGGCACGAGGCCTTCCCCGTTGGGGTCAGCGCCCCAGTGGAACCCGTGGCAGCAGCACAGGTCGGACACCAAGATGTCACGAGGCTGCCACTGGGCAAGCGCCATCGCGGCATCATTGTACGTGCGGTAGGAGGACCCCTCAGGGAGCTCGAAATTGGCCACGTAGTCAGCGGCGTCCGCCAGCACAAACGCCCCGTCCAGCACTTCGGCGGCCCAAGCGGTGAACGCGGCCTTGCCGTGCGGGGTGCGAGGATCGTCATCAAGCCACGTGAACACCGGCGTGACATGCCCGTCCACGAGCGTAGTCCGCCCTGCGGGCACCCTTGGGGCCTCATAAGCCAGGTGCTGCTCTTCGATGACGAAGGTACGGGAAACCTGTCCAGTGGGCCACAAAGGCTTCCCGAGTTCACGGGCCCACGCCATGCCGTAGGGCTGAGCGCCGAGGCAATAGACCGACCCGTAGTAGGTGCGCATGAGCCAGTCAAACTTCCAGGCGCAGGCCGAACCGTACGGCCCACTGGGCACCGCAGCGGGCGGCGCCACCTCCCAGCGCAGAAGGGCCAGCTCATACGCCTCGGCGTCTACGAAGGCCCGGGCCACCACGCCAGCCATGTCGAAAATGCCAGTCTCCAAAGTGCGGCGATGGGGCATGGCGTGGAATGCCTCGAGCTGCTCAAGGAACGCGGGGCCGGAGATGATGGCCCAAAACGCGCGGAGCTGCCGATTGGTCCACCACGTCAGGGCAGCCCGCACGCCGAACGAACGGTCCATATGGATGGCTGCGTGGAACGCGGCCCGCACAGAGGAAAGTCGCGCGAACGCCTCCAACATGACCGCGCCCATGAGCTCACGCTCGGTCCAGCCCGTCGGCACAAAGGTCACGGCGCCCTTGGTCAGGCTAACTACGGATGTCCGCCCGCGGAAGTAGCTGAAAATGTCCGCAAGCTTCAGCGGCTTATCCACATTCGACGCCAGCTGCTCCACGAACATAACCGCGGCCTCAAGGGCTTCCCGATGCACATAAACCACACGGACTTCACCGTACTTGGCCAGGTACCACGGATCCATGGTCCGGACCACATCCTTATACTGCCATTGCGGCGCGGTGGGCCCAGCGGCGGTGCACGGGCTGTACGCCCACAGCCGGTACCCAGCGCCGCCGGCCTCCGCAGAGTACTCCCAGCCAGGCACAGGCCCCCACCAGCTCTCACAGTTGGTGTGGAAGTACGGAGTCTCAGCGTCGTGCACCATGGTATAGGTACCGTCCAGCGCGCGACGCCAAGAGTAGTCCAGCTCGGCGTGCCTCAGATCGCGCCCCGCGGGCAACGTCGCCAGCTCCGCGCAGGAGTGGTGCACGCTGTAGAACAGCTTGACACCGCGCTCCGCCAGCCGGCGGAGGAACTGTGGAGCCCGCAGGTTAAGGACGCCATCGAGCGAAACCGCAACGTCGCAAAGCGGCACGGGGCCATCGAACTTATCCCACACCACCACAGGCCCCACGATGGCCCCAACCTGCCTGCACGCCTTGCGCAAGGCGTCCGCCCAAACTCCAGCACCCAGCGATTGCTCCGCCACGCGCGCGGAGTCCCGGGGTCCATGGGCGTAGACAATGCCGGTGAAGTTGAGCTGGGGCAATGCGGCTGAGAACTCCTCGAGCTCACGAACAGTGGTACCAACCATGCAAACGGTGCCGCGGTCAAACCGCTGCAACCGGTGCAGAACAGTCTCACGCAAGTAGACGTTCGCCGCTCGCAACAGGGGGTGCGCCTTCGGCCGGTCCGTGCCAGAGTGGACTACGTTGGACAGTCCACTCCAAGCGTCAAACGCTTTCTGCTGCGGCTCACGCAGAGCCACAGGCTGCACATACGCGCTGTTGTACGCGCGTCGCATGGCGTTCTGTACGTCCATGCCCAACGCCCCCACGGCCGTAGCCGCATCCTGGGCAACATGATGGTAAGCACCTAACGTGTTAAGGCTGCCCATCGCACGTGCTAGGGACCACTCCACCCAGCACGAACTCACTGTAGCTCGTTAGTCGTAACCAACTAGTACAGCCCCCTGTTTGTGCCCGGTGAGTGAAG